GATGGGGCGGATCAGGTCCCGCTGGAGCGTCCGGGCGACGGCGGCCGCATCGGCCTCGATGAGGTCCCGCCGCACCGAGTCGTGGACCTGACCGGCGGCGTAGGTGCCCGTCGCCCCGGTCGTGTCGCTGGTCAGGGTCTGGCCCAGGACGGCCTTCGACATCGCTCGGTCGCAGAACGCCGCCAGGCGCTCGTACACGTCACCGCCCGAGGTTCCGGACTTCTCCGACAGAAACTCGATGTCGGTCGTGTTGGCGATGATGCCGGCCGCGTCGGTCCCCAGGGCGCGGATCGCCGCCTCGAGGGCCTCCCTGTCCTCCTTGCTGGCCGCCGGGTCGTACTTGCCCAGGCGCAGCGGCATCCCGAAGACCTCGGCGAAGGCCACCCAGTCCTTCACGGCGTAGTTCTTGAACAGGTACATCCAGGCACAGACCCGCAGCATCCCGGCCCGGGACGGCAGGCCCGAACGGGCCTTGTACCGATGGACGATGAACTTGTTCGCGGGCAGGGCCTCGCCATCCATCGGGTGGGCCTCGGTCAGGAGCCGCACCGCGTGGCCGTCCCAGGCGAACCGCTTCGGGTCCACCCACTCCACGGACCGGGGCGCGACCCGCTCCCCGGTCTCCCACAGGATCTCCGCGATGCTGTACCCCTTGCCCACGGCGTCCATCAGGTCGAGGACCAGGTCGTCGAGGTCGATGCCGTCCAGGACCTCTTCGACCAGGCCCGCGGACTCCTGGTCTGCCGGATCGTCCGAGTAGGGGAGGACGGCCCGGGGCAGGCCGATGACCGCGTTGCGCCGCGTCTGGAGCAGGGACGCCAGGTGCGCGTCCTTCTCCTCCATCTCGGTGAACAACTCGCACTGGCGGGCCACGTCGCCCTCGTCGGCCTCCCGCAGAATGGCCGCCAGGCGCTCCGGCGTCAGTCCCCGGCTGGGGTAGGAAGACCACCGATCCCGCACGCTCGCCACGGCGATCTGGCGGTCGTCCGGCCTCCGCGGCGTCTCGATGGGACGTCCGAACTGGTCGTAGAGCACCATCAGTAGGCTCCCTCCCACCGGGCGAAGCGCCGGGGTTCCACGCTCCGGTACTCCGCCCGGCCCCGCGGCGCCGTGTCCGCCGCGTGCAGGCACAGCGCCAGTGCCCAGAAGTGGTCCGCATGCCCCTGGGCTTCGCTTCTAGCCGCGTCGTAGCGGACGTTGCCGGCCGCCGTCACCACCTTGCGGACCGCGTGCAGGTCCTCCCGGATCCAGCGGTCCGGAGGGATCCGCACGAGGCGGTCCTCGAACTTCCGGCGGATCGTCTGGGCCAGGTCCTCCTTGACCGCCGCCGTGAACGTCACGGCCTCGACCCGGGTCCCGAACCGCTCCTGGGCCTCCTCGGCCAGTTGCATGCCGAGCCCAGTCGCGTCCATGCAGCATCGTCGCAGCCGGGGCATCGCCAGCAGGTCGAACAACCGGGCCCTCTGAGCTCGGAAGGGCGCCCGTTCCATCCGTTCCACCTGGCGCGTCCAGACCACGTCACCGGCCCGCTCCCCGAGCCACATCACGGTCAGGTCCCGGCGCCTGGCGACATCGACCCCCAGGTAGAGGTCGCCGTCGGCGAGGGCGGCCCCTTCGGTGGAGGCCAGCGCATCCTCGCAGCCGTTGATCAAGTCGTAGGGCAGGAAGGCCGTCGTCGCGTCCACGAACTCGCACTCGAATTCCTGGGCCCACCCGTCCGGGTCGGTGATGCCGGCCCGAAGCGCCTCCAGGTCCACCCGAAGCCCCCGGGCCACCGCCTCATGGATGCTGACCTTGTGCCGCGACCATTCCGGGCCGCCGTGGGCCCACAACTCGTAGAACTTGTTCTGCTTGCCGTTCGGAGTGCTCAGGACCATCAGGCGATAGCCCCGCGTGATCGTCGGGTAGAGGGCCCTCCAGATGTCGTCCGAGTGCTGGTGGAATGCGAACTCGTCCAGGACCACGTTGCCCGAAAAGCCCCGCGCGGTGTCCGGATTGGCCGGCAGGCCGACGACCCGCGAACCGTGCGGCAGCCGGACCTCCAGTTGCTTGTACTCGGCCCCGTCCTCCGCCCGGAAGACTTCCTCCAGGTCCTCCACCTGGCCGGACAGGACGCGGCGCACCGCCAGCAGCGCCCGGACGGCCTGGCGGACCTTCTCCATCACCTCGCGCGACTGCCGCTCCCCCCGGGACAGGATCACCCACAGCACCCGCTCGCCCCGGAGTTCCCGCTCGAAGACGTCCAGGGCCACCTTCCACGCCACTGCGAAGGACTTGCCCGTCTGGCGCGCCCACATGCAGAGCACGAACCTCGATTCGTCGGCCAGGAAGGCCCGCTGGTACTCGGTGAAATCGACCAGCCTGCCCAGATCCTGCGTCATGGCGCCAGCCCCAGCACCGTCGTCCGGATCTCCCGGATCAGGTCCGGCGGCGACCCGGCTTCCGACAGGCGCGTCTCGATGTGCTCCGCGGCCGCCTGCGCCCTGCGCTGCCATTCGAGCCGCAGCCGCTCCCGGCTGGCCGACGACGCCTGGAGGTGGGCCAGGGCCCGGATCACCTCCACCGGGCGGGACGCCTCCCCGAGGTCCTGCATCCGCAGCAGGTGCTCCGCGATCAGGTGGAGTGCCATCCGGGTCGTCGCCTCCTCCATCTGGAGCGGCTCCCCGGCGGTCTCTTCCAGGATCGCCTTCGCCTGGTCCTCCACGGCCCGGATCCGCTCCAAGCGGGCCGCGAAATCCTTCCCGTATCGGGCCACGCTGGCCCGGTGGATCGGGAAACCGCGCTCCCGGAGCCACGCCGTGATCTGGTCGTAGGTCACACCGGACGCCAGCAGGTCATGGACCGCGCTGACGATCTCGGGCGGGAAGGTCCGGACCTTGTGATGCTTGCGCCGCACCGCCTCATCTCATCGCCGGCATGATGCCCGGATCCGGGGGGATGTTGCCCTCCAGGAGGTCCTTCCCCTTCGGCGTCAGCCGGGCCCACTTGCGGCGTCCCAGGCCCTTCACCTCGTGGACGCCGATCTCCACGTACCCCTTGTCCCTCAGGTACACCAAGTGCTCCTCGACGTCGGTGTCGGTGACCGCGTAGCCGCCGTCGGCCAGGGAGATCGCGACCAGTTCCACGGTGGCCCCCTGGAGATAGGCCACGTCCAGGATCCGCAGCACCTCCCGCCGGACCAATCGCTCGTCACCCAGCGTCGCCATCGCCCACTCTCCTGTACCGGCATCCCAGGTCGTCGAGCCGTCCCATGATCGCGTCGAGTTTCCGGTCGATCTGGGCCACCTGGCGGATGAACTCCTCCCGGCGGACGTACTGCACCGGCAGGTCCGCCTCCAGCGCCGCCAGGCGGTTCGCGTTGTCCTGGATCCGCTGGTCGTGCCCCCGCAACTGCTCCTTCACGCTGGTCCGCAGGTCCACCAGCAGGTAGCCAATCACCCCGAGCAGACCGGGCAGCAGCACCTTGAACAGCAGGTCACTGACCAGGCTTTCGGCCACGCTCGTCCCTCACCTTCAGGCGCTTCGCCCGCACGTCGTACCAGGCCGCCTTCATCGCCGCCCGGGCGACCCCGGCCACCAGGCTGGCCAGTTCCAGCCCGAGACTCACCCAGGCCCGGACTTCACTCGCTCGCATGGCCGGGCTCCGGGGGGACGTCGTCCTCCACGTCCACCCCTCCGCGCAGCCGCTGCGCTTCCACCTGGAGCACCATGCGGCCGTCGCACGTCACTTCGACGACGGCGCCACCGCCCCGATCCCGGAGCACCACCGCCGCGTCCTCGCAGGTCCGGAGAGTGGCGCAGCCCTGCACCGCCGCGCCGGAGAAGGCCAGCAGGAGGACGGCCGCCAGCCTGCCGGCCCCGCCACCGCCACCGAGGGAGAGGCCCTCCTTCGTGACGGCCCGCAGCACCAGGTTGATCACCGCCAGGATGGCGGCCTGCATCTCGGTGTCCAGGTCCAGGCCGAACACCTCCTGCAGCAGCAGGCCCACCAGGGCCAGGGCATTGACCCAGAACGTCTTGCTCTTCCAGAACGGCTTCACCGATTCACCTCACCAGGAATGGGTCGTTGTAGCCCACGAAATCGGTGCGAGCCCCAGGGCCCAGCACCGGCCTCACCTTGACGAAGGCGTTCTGCCGGATGGCGGCATCGACGGTCAGCGTTTTGCTGCCGCCTCCCTTGGCGCCGATCGTCAGCACCCGGTCCCCGCAGATCGCGACGACCATCTCTACGTGCCCGACCGCCTGCGGCCCGCCCCCCCAGAAAGCGAGGCAGCCCGGCATGGGGGTCTTGACCGCAGGGTACTGCTGGTAGAGCGCCTGGGCGCCCAGGTCCCGGCGTGCATCCAGGAGGCCGACGGCCTGGAGGACCTCGACGACGAGCCCGGAGCAATCCAACCCCGACGGGTCGTCGCCGCCCCACTTGTACCAGGTGCCCTGGAACGCCCAGGCGTAGCGGAGGGCGATCTCGACGAGGTCTTCGCGGCGGAGCATGGGGCGCCCTCCAGGTCCTGGGAGCGTGCCGCTCCCACGCTGATCCTGGCCGGGCTATCGATCCGCGGACGGACGAACTGCGACGGGGCGTTCCGGCTCGATCTCTCCGCTCTCCAGGGCCTCGACGTAGGCGATGCTCACCCGGCGGGTCCGACCCACGTAGAAATAGGGGAGTTCCCCCCGTTGCATCATGCGGTACAGGCTCGCCCGGCTGCATGACCATCGCTCGGCCAGTTCCGTCAGCGTGAACGACCGTTTCATGGCCATTTCCTCCTGTGTCAAGGCTCGTACTCCCACCCGTGACCGCACCGGTCCTCGTACACCGGAGGCGTCGCCGAAAGCCCGGCCCGCTCCCGGGCACGCCACTTTCCGGGCATCCGCATTTCCTCCAGGTCGAGGACGTCCCGGAGCGGCACCATCCCGTCGAACAGCCGCATCCAGCCGTCCTGCACCACCTGGAGCACCGTCGGGAACCGGAGCCGCCACCGCTCCGCCACCTCCGCCAGCCTCAGGTACTCGGCCTTCCCCCGGCCCGGCCTGGCCGCCTCGGCCTCCGCTCGTCGTACCCGCGGCGCACCATCGCCTTCAGGGCCTCGATGAGCCGGTTCGCCTGCTCCCGCGTCTGCGGCCAGGCCATCCCGTCGCACACCCTCCGGGCAAAGGCGATCCGCCGCTCGCCAGGCGGCCACCCGAGGTCCTCCCACAGGTGGCCGATCAGCCCCTGCTGCCCCGGCGTCGGCAGTTCGAAGGGCTCCTTCAGGGCCCGCGGGCGGCTGCGTCGCCAGCCTCCGGTCCTTCGCCCGGGACCAGGCCACCCCATCTCCCGGAACCGCGCCAGCACCCGCTCGAGCCCGGACGGCGTCAGGTCCCTGGCGGACGTCACCCCGGCCTCGACGTGCAGGATGTCCCGATAGGCCTCGTCGTCCAGCCCGAGGTCCTTCTTCGCCACATGCACCAGCGCCAGTTGCCCGCGCGTCATGGCTTTCCTCCCGCGGTGTTCCGGCCCGGCGGAGCGCTTTCATGGCCTGGCCTCCCCGTCCAGTTCGAGTTCCGCCTGGCCGATCAGCCGCGCCACCCAGCCCGACCGGTCGTAGGCCCTGGCCCGCTGCAGCGTGCTCACCGCCCGCCGGACCAGGCTGTCCCGCACCTCCCGCCGTTCCTCGTCGCTGACGATCCAGTAGTACCCGAACGGCGGCGTCGTCGC